ATTATGCCGGGCAAAAAACGCTGTTGTCCAGCATGGCAAAATTGCCGTTAAAAGACCAACAAAAACTAGCAGAAAAAGGCACTTTAGATGTTGTTATTTTGGGCGATGATAATCAACAGCTAATTAAAGAGGTTAAAATATCCGACCTCACGGCGGCCCAAGTTTATCAAACCATAGGAGAGGGCAAAATAAAGACGCCGGAACAGCAGTATCAAATCTTGCTAGTCCGTAATAAAGTGCGGTCAAAATCAAAGCCGAAAAAGACTTACCGACTAACGCAAAATTTAAAAATAGATGGCAAAAATTTAGTGATTGCCGGAAAACACGCAGTACCCATTGAGATTTTGAAAAAGTATTTAAAGGATAACAATGAGCTATAGCAAATTAAGCCCCGAGCGTAAAAAAGCGATCAGCCGTAATGCGGCAGAGTACGCCAAAAATAATTATAGACAAATCAAAATATCTTTAGCGCCTGATGTAGCAGATCAATTTGACAGTATTTGCGTGGCGGAAAATATATCAAGACCGGAGCTAATCAAAAAAATGATTGAGCTTTACGGGGCGCAAAAATAAAAAAAAA